CGATAAGATTGAAGAAAGAACGTTTGCGAGAACTCGCTTCTTCTTTAGCTGAGGCGCTCTCTGATAACCCCGACATTGCGGTCGATGTTGCCAGGGATGCATTCAGCTCTATTTTGGTAGACCCTCCACATCGTGTGGTCGGTCATACACATGCCACAGCGGCTGCATTACGATCAGCTGCTACCCAGACTGCTAGAAATATGGCCACCTACTGTGGTACTGAATTGTACTCTCTAGGAATGTCTAAGTCAGACCAACGTCACAACCTTAGGGGTTCACGTCAATGGTACTGGGCTAAGGATACTAATGCATCCAACGCCAAGGACATAGAACGTGATGATGATATTTATTACATATGTGATGTGGACTATTACTTGAACATGCCATCGCTCCTGCAGCATGCCAAACCGGTTATCATTTATACCGTAGTGCCCGAATCCGCCGTTAGCTTGGCTGAAGATGATACAAGTTTCAGATTTAATGAAAAAGGTCAGCTTGAGACAAGTGTTTCTGGTGCAGGTTCTTATAAACACTATCTATGGGATTATGCCCAGGATAGCTGTTTGGCGTTAGACTACTACTGGTTTGGCATCTTACGACGCTGTGTTTCATATTCAATCGAACGGAAACAGGTGGGCAAGCATAGACAGTTGATTATGCTAACTCCTATTAGGGTTTTCAAGAACACTTTTAGTGCTTACCTGGCTCGTTGGTTATTGGAAACCAAACCTATCAAACGTTTCTTCCCTGTAATAACAGCAAAACCTAAGAAATTAATGGACCTTAGTGGACCGGATAAATTCATAAGGTTTGATGTGCACAAAGGAAGCCAGACATTGGTGACTGTTGCCAGGCCCAACTCTTGGGTGTGTGCTACGGTACCTGCTAATGTTGACGCTTGTATAGAAACGGTTTCGAGGCTAGGGACAACTAACCTCATGTTACCAACTGCCGCTAGTTGGATTGGAAAAGGGAAAGATGATGTAGAACAATTGGAAAAACGTGCACAGGCTGCCGTTTTGACTGACTATCATAGATGTATGTGTGGTCCGTCGAAAGCCAATGTCTTTCCCGTGGAACAAGCCGTAAGAGACTATCAATACAAACCTTCAGAATACGATCAAGAAGCTAGACCTAAATTGGAAGCTTTCATGAGCCCTCTGGTACACGCTGCTTTTGCCCCCGTTTTTAATAAGGCTGGTGAAGAACAGTGTATTGAGGGACGTGTTAATAAGCTAAAGGGCAAAGAGCCCGCTCCGAACGCTTTCGTTCGGAAATGTATGGAAGAGTTCGCCACGTTGATAGTCGGCAACACAGTCCTTGCTCCTCAGTGTTATGGGTATATTGCCCAGAAACAAACGCGGGCATCACAGAAACTGTCTTTGTTAAAAGCAGTCCTGCACGGACCGTATAGGAAACGTATTCTCAAATGTC